AGATTGCTGTTCTGGCGTAGTAGCACCTCTAGCATTTGAATAGTTTTTATTCGACCCTTGATTAATTGGTCTTGTTTGAAAAAATAGATTATTAAACTTTAGATTAAAGTTTAATACTTCGGTATTTTTTCCTGTATAAAGATAGTTATATGTTCTACGAATACGTTTTTGAAACTGTTCTTGAGTTATAGGATATGATTGAAACTGTGGCAATCTGCTGATATGTACCTTATATGGAAAAATGTTGTAAATTACCGTGTTAGGCTGTCTTCCGGTTACTTCATCAAATTTATTTTCTGTATTAGGGCGCGTCTGTATAGATACATAAAAATATCTAAACATACCAGTAGGGTCAGGTAACGCCTTACCGGTTTCAATTATTTTACTAAGATTTGATAAATCATCTCTTATTAACTGACAATCTCTTAGTATTGCAGATAAGCAATCTGATATATTAGCTCCGGCAGAAAATTGTATACTGGGTTTAGTTTCTAATCTTGATTTTGCCGGTGCCGCAGTATATGATCCGGTAGGCGATGCCGACGAATATCCGTTAGCTCTAGCGGTTTTAAAAGCAGCCGCTAGTTCTGCTTGTGTCATATTTCGTTTGACTGGATTTAAACCAGTACCCACCAGTGTTCCTTTATTAGTTACATTTCTAGTATCAAAAGGATTAACTGATGAGCTTTCATTTCTTTCTCTCTCTGTATCATATACTATTTTTGTATTAAAAAACTCATTGCTCTCATCCGATATTACTTGCCCTTTATCATCTACTTTAGGGAATTTAAAATCATAAATGTCATGTCTATAATCATTATAGCACATTTCTTTACCAATTCCTTTTAGATATTGTTCTCTAATTGTTGCATTGATCTTGCTAAAAAAATCTGCTACAACTTCTCCCACAGTATCCCCAGATACATTAATATTAGCAGCCAATCTATTTGAATCAGCAAATGCCATTTCATTTGTGGGTATTGCTTTTATACTGTATACCGTTCCGGATAGATCAATCTTTGAATCAATACCAGTAATCCTAATAGGATAGTATCTAGTTCCATATTTTCCCAAATTTATAGGGGTAGAATCATCTGTGTCTAGGTATCCCATGAACTGCACTCTTAAAACATAGGTTGTATTTTGAAATGTAAAACCTCCTATCTTATATGTAGCGGCAGACAGTGCTTGAAATAATCCACCTATGCCATAGGGCTCTACTAGAGTAAAGTTAAGACTGGTAGATTTGCTAAAGTTTGTTTTTTCATTAAACGCTGGTATACTAGATATTTCTACATTATCAAAATAAAAATCATATTGACCAGATTCTACATTTTCTTGATTAGCAGTCATCTGGCCGGTTATTGAAGTTTTTCCTGAAGACTTGGCTATACAAAAATCAGGATTATTAACATCTGCTTCTAATGTTGTTATATCTATTCCACCATTAGAGGTTAAGTTGGCTAGAGTAGAAGGCTGCACCGCAGAAAGCGTAAACACTGTATTAAATGTTCTTAATCTTGTTAATATATTGGTATTCTTTGATAGGTACTCAAAGATCAATAAATCTGCAGAACTGTTATTTGAATTAGATACTGCAGGCGCAGGAGGCTCTGATGAGCTAACGGTGTCTGATGAGCTAACGGTCTCTTCTGATACATTAATAGGAGTAACTGCACTACGTGGTTCCTGTGTGATTGTTGGTGGTATCGGTGATAACTGTTCGGCCATTGCTTAGATCCCTAGAGATTTTTTTAATACAGATGTTTGAGGTAAAAATATAACTAGCCCGGGCACCATATCATATATAGGATCTTTTATAACAGATTTATTTCGTACCGCAAACACCCACCATAGGCCAGAATCACCATAAAGATCATAGGCCAACAGGTCCGGTCTATTGGCATACTTGGCCGTTATAGTATACGCAGAATCATTTAAGGTGCTTGGGATATCTCTTAGATTCAAAACATCTAAGTATCCGTTGTTTAAAAAGGTTGAGTAGTATGGGCTAGTTTTAGAAAAAACTGTAGTCATTATAGATATCCTCGTCCCGGATTTTGAGATTTATTAGAAAATGTTCCCTTCATCATGTCAGTGACATTAAAATTCATTTGTTCATATCTTGAATATACTGGTATTAGATTTAATGTGATCGTACTTAATGTAGGGACCATATTTGAACCTTGAAAAATATCAAATGTTCCAAGAGAGCCATCTAGCATTCTATTGGTCTGATAATAATCAATACCTTCAGGCCATTCTGTTTGCATACCGGCAACTACGACAGGAACATTATCTAACATGTAACCTCCATAGGCAAATAGTCTACACACAGGAGGAGGACTACCTGCGTTCGTATCTGTGCCGGCTGGCATTTTTGTCAAAGCATTTAATAGTAAAACTGTAGAAAGATAAATGCCTACGTCCATGTCATTTTGTACTGTAAACTTAGCCGACAGACGTATACCGCTTACTGCACTATTTTTATAAGAATAAAAGTTGTAGTTTGAATGAATTACTGATTGGGGTGACCAAGCAGCAGTTCTTTCAAAACTGATAGCAGGTGTGTAGGGGAAAACAATACCAGTATTCTCGATTAAAGGAAACGCATCATCAATACCCAGGCCTTGTTTAATATGGGCAATATAACTGAATGGGACCACCAATCTAGCTCGATTGTCTTGTTGTGATTCGCCAGACCACGTAATCGTCGGCGCGGCTACGATAGGTTTTTTCTTGAATACCGCAGAAGCTAGCGCAACACCAGCACCTATAGCAAGAGGATTAATGGCCATAAATATTTGTTCCTTAGCTATATTTACCTAATAAATAAACTGCGTAGATAATCCGGTTGACAAGTCTGGCCAAACTAGCCTATACTATATAAAAAGGAGAAGTCATAACCAATGACCACTAGCATAATATCACCCACAGGACGAAGAGTCAAGTATCTAAATAACAGAGACCTGTTATCAGAAATACACAAAAGCAAATGTAGTTTTAGTACTTTTATCAAACCCGAATATCACCAACATGATATAATACTCACAGGTTTAGACAAAATTAACATACGCACACTGGCAGATGCCAAACGTGCTAGAGCTAAAAGACTAGGGCTTGAAGCATTTATGAAGGCCAGGATTGCCGGAGATAAAAAAAGTAAACTAGCAGAGTTTTTACCAGACTACAAAAAAATCCCCAAAACTGATTTGATCATTAGGATAATGACATTTGAGCATATTCCGCTAGCCCCGGGTCGCAAGAAAACAACCAAAACTACTGCCGATGCACATGACAAAGTTAATTTTCCACCGTTCCAGCATTGGAAGTTTGATGACATCGACGAGCTGATCTGTGTAGGTAAGAGCCACTGGAAAGGCGGGATTAAAACAGGAAAGTTTAGCAAAGATCACGGACGCATTACTGAAAACCTAGGTAAGATGTTTATCAAGTTAAGCGAACGATACGCCCAACGTAGCAACTGGAGAGGATATACCTATGTAGAAGAAATGCGAGGACAGGCAATACTACAGTTAAGTCAAATTGGCCTACAGTTTGACGAAAGTAAATCAGAAAACCCGTTTGCCTATTATACCGCAGCGGTTACCAACAGCTTTACTCGTGTGTTAAACTTAGAAAAAAAGAACCAAAATATTCGTGATGATCTATTAGAATCAGTTGGTCTAACTCCATCTATGACTCGTCAAAACAGTCAAGAATTTGCCGAAGAAATTGCTCGACAAGCAGAAATGTACAAGAGCATGAGAAACGCAAAAACACCAGTTGCTTCTTCAACAGAAGATGAGGATGAGGAATTTTAAAAGGTTCCTATGGAAAAGAAACTTTGGAATACGGTAGACGGTAGTTTATTAAAAGGACTACCCAATGCTGCTCGTGGATACGAGCAGAGAATATCGATACCTGAATTTACGTTTTTAGGTGTTAAAAATCAACCAGACTTTGGCAATATTACCATTTGGTTCTACGGTAAAGATCAAACAATAGAATTAAAAAGCCTTAAAGAATATTTGTACCAGTATCGAGATACGATAATTAGTTATGAACGTTGCCTAGATGTATTCTATAAACACATGATAGAAGCCTATGCTCCAGATAGGATACGGATTGAAATTGAATTCCGCCCTCGTGGTGGTATCAGTAGCAAACTAACCGTGGACAGTGATTGGGGACACCTAGGAGGCACTGACACGCTATGGCAACATCATAAGGACTAAAATGGACTACAAAGTAAAAGACATATCGCTGGCCGCATGGGGCCACAAAGAAATCGCTATCGCTGAAAGCGAAATGCCAGGCCTGGTCGCAGTAAGGGATGAATTTAAACATTCCCAACCATTATCGGGCGCAAGGATAGCAGGCAGTTTACACATGACTATTCAAACTGCTGTATTGGTAAAAACATTAATTGCCCTAGGTGCAACTGTCCGCTGGAGCAGTTGTAATATTTTTTCAACACAAGATCATGCAGCCGCTGCACTTGCTGATCTAGGTATTCCTGTATTTGCCTGGAAAGGGGAAACAGAAGAAGAATATTGGTGGTGTATTGAACAAACATTATCAGGTACGGACGGGTGGAGGCCTAATATTCTCTTAGACGACGGGCACGACCTAACAGGCTATATTCACGATAAACACCCAGAACTAATAGCTGATATTGTAGGCGTTACTGAAGAAACAACTACAGGTATTCATAAACTATTGGAACGTATATCTGCTGGTACACTATTGATGCCTGCGATTAATGTAAACGATTCGGTTACTAAAACAAAGTTTGATAACCTATATGGCTGCAGAGAAAGCCTGGTTGATTCTATCAAACGTGCAACTGACATAATGATTGCTGGTAAAACAGCAGTCGTATGTGGCTTTGGCGATGTGGGCAAGGGGTCTGCTGAAGCATTGAGAGCACTGAGCGCACAAGTTTGGATTACAGAAGTTGATCCAATTTGCGCACTACAGGCTGCTATGGAAGGTTATCGGGTGACTACCATGGAACATGCTGCTCCATTAGCAGATATCTTTGTTACCGCTACAGGTAATATTGATGTCATCACCTATGATCATATGATACAGATGAAACACAATGCCATAGTATGTAATATTGGTCACTTTGACAGCGAAATAGATATAGCCAGTTTAAAAGATCTAGAATGGGACGAGATCAAACCGCAGGTAGATCACGTTACCTTGCCAAGTGGTCGTAAGATCATTATATTGGCTAAAGGCAGACTAGTTAACTTGGGTTGTGCTACAGGACATCCTAGCTATATAATGAGCAACAGTTTTACCAATCAGGTGCTGGCACAGATTGAACTATGGAATAACCCTAACAAATATGAAAAGGGTAAAATATATCTATTGCCTAAAAACCTCGACGAGAAGGTTGCCGAACTACATCTCGGTCAACTAGGTGCTCAACTAACTAGACTTACTCAAGCACAGGCCAAATACATTGGAGTCGATGTTAATGGGCCTTTTAAACCAGAACTTTACAGATATTGATAATCTAAAACTTGACAATGGTGTAGTAGAACTGCTACACTGTTGTTAGGAGAATACTAACTTAATGGCTCTATTCAAAAAAGTCGCATGTTTTACGGACATACACTTCGGTCTTAAATCGAACTCAGCATTACATAATCAAGATTGTGAAGAATTTGTAGATTGGTTTATAGAAGAGGCACAAGCACAAGGATGCGAAACCTGTATATACTTAGGTGATTGGCACCACAACCGAAATTCAATCAACTTGATAACTTTAGATACATCAATACGATGTTTGGAAAAGTTAGGTGCCGCGTTTGAGCAGTTCTTTTGGTTTCCTGGTAACCACGACCTATTCTATAAAGACAAGCGTGACATTCATTCCAGTGCCTTTGGTCGGCACATTCCAGGGGTTACTGTCGTAGATAGTATTACAACCCTTGATGATGTTACCCTAGTCCCTTGGTTAATAGGTGACGAGTGGAGGACCATGGAAAAGATCAAAAGTCGATATGTATTTGGACATCTTGAACTGCCCCTGTTCTTTATGAACGCTATGGTACAGATGCCAGACCACGGTGAACTACAGGCAGATGCTTTTAAGGGTCCCGAATATGTGTTCAGTGGACATTTTCATAAGCGACAGAACAGAGGCAACATATATTATATAGGTAACGCATTTCCGCATAACTTTGCTGATACATGGGATGACGAGCGTGGTATGATGACCCTAGAGTGGGGTGGTGAACCTCAGTTTATCAACTGGCCTAACTGCCCTAAGTTCCGTACTATTAAACTCAGCGAACTTATTGATAAAAAAGATACCATAATGAAGAGCAAAATGTATTTCAAAGTACATCTTGATATCGACATTACTTTTGAAGAAGCTAACTTTATTAAAGAATCTTTTATAAAAGATTACGATATTAGAGAAATAGGGCTTATTCAAGAAAAGAGTAATCTAGACAGTGCAATAGACGATAGTGCAGATGTAAAGTTTGAATCTGTAGATCAAATTGTAACTGAACAGCTGGTTAACATCGATAGCGAAACTATAGACAAAATGATTTTACTAGAGATCTACAGGTCACTATGACATTTAAACTTAAAAATATAACAGTAAAAAACTTCATGAGCGTGGGCGCACAGACCCAAGCCGTGGACTTTGATAAGGAACACCTGACATTAGTGTTGGGAGAGAACGTAGATCAAGGTGGTGGAGACAGCGGGGAACGCAACGGTACTGGTAAGACCACTATCATCAATGCTCTCAGTTATGCTCTCTACGGACATATACTTAGATCAGAAGTACGAAAAGAAAACTTAATCAATCTTATCAACGGTAAAAATATGTTGGTAACTGTTGAGTTCGAAAAAGATGGAATAGATTATAGAATTGAAAGAGGACGTAAACCCAACATCCTTAAGTTCTATGTTAATGACCAAGAACAAGAAGCAGCAGATAACGACGAAGCACAGGGCGATAGTAGGGAAACTCAAAAACAAATTGAAAGATTATTAAACATGAGTCATACTATGTTTAAACATCTCGTGGCTTTGAATACCTATACTGAACCTTTCTTGAGCTTAAAAGCAAGTGAACAACGAGAAGTCATTGAACAGCTATTAGGCATTACTCTGCTATCCGAAAAAGCAGAAGTATTAAAAGTTAATCTTAAAGAAACTAAAGATAATATACAGGCGGAAACATTTAAAATAGAAGGCATGAAAACAGCCAACGAAAGTGTTCAAAAAAGCATCGACAGCCTGGTGTTAAAAAGCAGTGCTTGGGAAAACAAAAAATCTGAAACATTAGAAAAACTTGCCAAGGCCATTACAGATTTAGAAAGTGTAGATATAGAAGCCGAACTCAATAATCACGAACGTCTCAAAGCATATGATGAAAAATATGCTAAGGTTGTTAGTCTAAAGAAAGAACACGCCACGTTAGAATCAGCTCTATCACAGGCAGAAAGAACTGTTAAGAAATATGAAAAAGAACTGGCTAGCCTAGCAAACAAAACGTGCCATGCCTGTGAACAAGAACTACATGATCATAAACATGAAGAAATGACTGCATCGGCTGAAAAGAGTCTAGAAGAATCTAAACAATATCAAAATAACGTTGAAGAAGGATTAGCCTCAATCAAATCAGAGTTAGCTGATATTGGAGATATTAATGGACGGCCTAATACCTATTATGAAACACTGACTGAAGCTCTAGGACACAGAAATAATCTAGCAAATCTAGTCTCTGAACTAGAAAAAAGATCTGCTGATCTAAATCCGTTTGATGAACAGATTGAAGAATTAAAAAACAGCGCACTACAGGAAATAAACTGGGACTCAGTTAACTCATTAGTTAAACTCCGAGATCATCAGGACTTTTTATTGAAGTTGTTAACTAACAAAGATAGCTTTATTCGTAAAAAGATTATAGATCAAAACTTAACATTCTTGAACAAGAGGTTAGGTTACTATGTTGATAAACTTGGACTACCACATAGTGTAATGTTCCAAAATGATCTAACTGTGATTATAACACAACTAGGTAAAGATATAGATTTTTATAACCTAAGCAGAGGTGAGGGCAATCGAGTTATATTGGCCACTAGTTTTGCCTTTAGAGACGTGTGGGAAAACTTATATCAGCATATCAATCTATTGTTTATCGACGAGTTGTTAGACAACGGCACTGATGCTAGCGGAGTTGAAAAAAGTTTAGCCATATTGAAAAAAATGGGGCGAGACCGACAAAAGAACATATTCCTTATCAGTCACCGAGACGAACTATTAGGCCGCGTAGACAGTATATTACGAGTAGTAAAAGAAAACGGTTTTACCAGTTATGCTAATAGCACAGAACCGGTTTGACCAAATATGAAGGACGGGGAAAGATAAATGTATACGGACGAGTATGAAAAGGCGCATCAAGAATATATACGTATTATGATCAAATATCATAATGCCTATATGGCCTATATACACGGACGAAAAAGTCAAGCAAAGAATCTAGAGATGCGTTTTGTATTGAAAGACTTGCTGAAATCCAACCAGAAGTTGATCAAAGAATCATTGAGTGTTAGAGCTAAAAAGATAGAAACACAAAAAGATCTCTATCAAGGTCAACGACAGGTAGTTGGGGATATTACAAGAATAACAAAAAAGAAAAATGACGTGGACACATCAGGGAGTATCAGTTGAAATATTACCAGAAGACTGTGTGGGCTTCGTTTATCTTATCACAAATATGCTGACGGGCAGAAAATACGTAGGCAAAAAACTAGCAAAATTCTCAAAAACAACATATCGAGTACACAAACTAAAAAACGGCACAAAGAAAAAGAAAAAGATTCGCAGCAAAATAGATAGCGATTGGCAAGAATATTATGGCTCGAGTGTAGAATTAACCGCAGACATCGAACGACTGGGCAAAGAAAACTTTTCAAGAGAAATACTCTACTATTGTAAAAGTAAAGCAGAAACTAGTTATGTAGAAGCCCGCGAACAGTTTGATAGAAAAGTATTAGAATCACAAGATTATTATAACGGACAGATTAGTGTCCGTGTACATGGCTCACATATTATAAAGAAGTAAGCAGTAAAGGCTCGCATTGGCCAATCTCGAATGCCCTAGACCTGGATCTCGGATCACAGGGACGGAAGACTCTCCGCTGTACGAGAGCACTCAACTACTACCCGCAAGGATGAAGATCGTAAATGTCGCGATTTAGTTGTTTGAACGCCCAAAAAATAGAACTAAAAAGAGGGATGAAACCCACGTTGTTATATGAGATTGTATTTGTATAACAGCCGCCGCCAGTAATAAGACGTAGCTAGAGGTACAGGCTGACCGCCTCGGTAATGCTATAATACAATGTGACTGTCCGAACTCGGATAATGCTCCTTAGCCCATCTCTGGGCTAAGTGTGACCATTGAATCTGGATAATACTTAAACAGCTCCGCTGAATAATGCTTCAAGCGACAGCGTAGAAGCAAGTGAACGCAGTTCACTTTAACATATATAACTAAATAAATCATCAATATTCCATTGTTTAAGGAAAAATTTATGAAGATTAGCCAGTTGGTAGAGTTTAATATAGATGAAGAAAGAGCAGGTGGGGCACTTTCCACTAGAGCTGCATCCACAGAACTAGGACAAAATATAGGTCGGTCTATGAAATACATGACTCCTGATCAAAAAGAAAAAGCTATAGCAGCGGCACGTGCCTCAGCGGCTAATAAAGCAGCAACAGATACTCCGGCAGGAGCTGCCGGATCATTTAAGAACTTGCCAGGAAGTGGTGCGACTCCAAAGCCTCAAGCTGCTGGTAATCCAGTTAATCTAGGTACAGCTACACCTGATCCAGTTGTTTCTGCGGTTCCAGGGCAAGATCAGGCACCTGATCCAGCTGCGGCACAAACCACTAACGCTGTGTCAAATCCACAGGCTGATACACAGCCAGATGCCAATAAACCAAAAGAACCAGGCGCATTGAAGAAAGCTTGGGACTACGCTAATTCAGAAAAATCAGGAAAAGATATAAGCAAGTTTGGAGCAGGTGTTGCTGATGCCGCTGGTGCACTAAATCGTGGTGCTCAGGGATTTGTTAAGGGTGCAAGCGACCTAGGTTCTACAGTAGCTCAAGGTCTAGGCAATGTAGGCAGTGCTCTAGCAGGTGGTGCTACACAGGCTCTAGGTGCAGCAGCAGGTGGCCTAGGTAGAGGTTATCACACAGCACGTAGTGGTAATAGTTTTGCCAATATGGTAGGACAGAAAAATTCAAATGACCAACCATATCAAGGTGACCAATATCAAGGTGATCCCTACAGAGCCAATGCTCAGCAGAGCAATAGTACTCAAGGCAGTGGAATAGCAGGGGCGATCAGAAGCGCAACAGGGGTTGGTGGAGGACAACAGAGTCAGCAGTCTCAACAGAGCAATGCTCCAGCAGGACCTAGTCCAGAAGTTGCTGATCTAAAAAGAAGAGTAGGCGCCATCAATCAACGACTAGATAAAATACAACAGACAGTCAAACAGATTTCAAAGTCAAAAACTTCAACAACACCGCAGTTGACCAACAATCCTAGTCTAGCACTGCCAAACAACCCGGTCAATCAAACCACTGTGCCCGTTGCTGAAGGTCTACTAAGACCCCATGTTAGAAGAAGGGCATTTTAGTTTCTTTGGTAGTCTCAAGATTCTTCTCGATGATCTTACCTATGATTTCTCTGCTTTCCCAGTCCAACTGATAAGCTTCTTCAAAACTTAAACTGCCGCGCATGTACCAGCACATGGTATAAAGCTCATGTTTCAAGGCTTTTGCATCAGTTTCCATGTTATCTACTATTTCTTGTATTTCAGGAATAGTCAGATACAAAAGCCTTAGACGAAAAAATCTGAATTATTGAAGTTAACCGGTATGTCGTAAGTTTCCGGAGCACCAGCTTCTCTCTGTTCTTCTGTGGTATTGATAGTAATAGGTTTAATTTCATTGTTTGTTTTTAATCGATCAAGGTGATCTTTTATGGTGTTAAACAAATCTTTATCTGAGTTACTGATAAAATCTTTAATAAATGTAGGATCTGCTACTTCTCCATCGGGCGTAACTACTTTAAAAATACTTTCACTGATAAGATCAACAGTGATCTGTGTTAGATTAGCAAAACTAGAATTGAATAATGATAGTTTTTGTTCTTCAGACAGGGTATCGTCATTTACAGTGTTCAATATTCTCTGTGTTTCAAAACTTTTTAAACTGACATTGGTCATGTGTTTATAAGTTAACGGTCTAACAAATATACTAATTTCTGCAGAGATTTTTATTTCCTCTTCCCAGCCCACGTTGACCAGTTGTTGATCCATTAGATGTCTAATATCTAAATCAAACTCGACTTCTTCGTCTATCACAGGAACCTTATATTTGATGGTCATGCGTTCTCCGTAGGTCGCTAATCTTAAGGCCATTAATATACTGTCTAGATCTAGTGTAGGACAGGCCCAGGCATTTTTTATATTTGGCATACAGCTCTGTATAACATCAACTATGCCCTGGCCATTTAGTAATGCGTCCGGAGTTTTAAATATTAACTCATCTCGAGCAGTCATAGAATATACAGGAAACTCTCCAGTTTCAGTCATTTCTAAACTCTTGGGCGGCCAGTAGACTCCATTAGTTGGCAGCTTAATATAGATCTTAGGTTGTCTCATATAGTTGACTAACGGATTTGGTCTAGCAATAGTTTTCATGAATTTTCCTCAATAAATAAAGATACGGGATATCGATGTGATATTTATATACATACAAAATGGTGATTTTTAATCTATGAATCCAGCACAAGAAGCCACGCTAGCAGAACTGGTAAAAGTTGCTACGGCGATGGGCAAAGACATTGAAAAGTTAAGAAAACTTGCCGAAAAGACAGGCGGAGGCTCTACTGGATCTACAGGAGGAGCCGGTGGACTAGGTACCGCGTCAGCAAATGCAGCAAACAATATCAATGCCATGTCCACAGCGGCCAAGGCATTTAATGCAACTGTCTCTGCGATATCGTTTGGTTCTAATATCCTTAGCGGACTATTAAGTGGATTGTCGAGTATCGTTGGCGGATTGATAGGTACTGTTTCTAAAACTGCTGAAAATTTTATAAAGTTTGCTATCACTACTACAACAGGTGAAGCCAAGCTGAGTGATTTTATTAGAGTATTCAAAGACCTGCCCAGCATTTTTGGAACCTTTGCTTCGTTAGTAGCAGATGTAGCCCAATACTTTGAGTCATTGCTCGGCACATACAGAGAAATGACTAAATCGGGTGTTACGTTTAGCGGCAGTTTAACTGATATGAGACTTACTGCTGCCAAAGCGCAGATGAATCTCCAAGAATTTTCTCAAATGGTTAAGGACAATTCTGAAATAATGTCTAGTCTAGGTGGTGGCGTTGAACGAGGTATGCGCAAGTTTGTTGATATACAGAGCACCTTGATGGGTCCAAACAGCAAGTATGCTAAAGAACTCCTAGGTCTAGGATTTACAGCCCAAGAAGTCAGCGAAAGTCTAGGAACCTATATTAGACTACAAGGGAACATGAACAAAGAAGGTCTACAGAATAATAGACAGATAGCTGAAGGAGTCGTAGGTCTTAATAAAGAATTAGATCTCTATGCTAAAGCCACCGGTGTTAGCAGAAAACAACTTGAAGATGACTTAAAAAAGAAATCATTTGATGCTAGTTTCAAACAGTTTACACAAGGATTAAGCCCTGAGAAAGCCGCAGCCGCTACTGCTGCCTGGAGTAGAGCAGTGCAAGAAGGTGGCGAAGGTGCTGGAGACATGGTCAAACAACTGTTCATGACCGGAGGCAGATTTTCAACTCCTATAACTGACGCTGCTAAACAGTTCTTCATACAAACTAATGGAACCGGAGAAACATATGCTAGAAATGCTTATAACATAGCAACTAATATGAAAATGGGTTCAGAAGAAGCACTCACCGCTGAACTACAGAATAGAAAAATGATCGGTGACTCATATCAGTCGTTCTTAAAACAGTTTGGTGATGGAGCCGCTATTTTAAACATAACCGGCAACACCCTATTCCGTGGCGAAAAGTTAATGGAGACTGGTATAAAGACACAGACCCAAAGTCAGGCTATGCAGAAAATACTAGCTGCAGAACTTATCAGACAACAAAAAGAACAGGCAGTTGGATCAGCTGCTAGTTTTGCTCTGGTAGAGCAGGGATTTAAAACTTTTGGAAATAGCCTGACTGGTGTAGTTATTAACTTTTTAGCTCCTCTCATGCCCAGGTTCGCTGAATTAGGTGCTTGGATATCAGGCATACTAAATGACCCAAAAGTAACAGCTGGACTAACACGAATAACCAACTGGATATCCAATGCATTAGACTCTTTGCAAGAAGCCTTTAAGGAAGGTGGAATAGGTGGCTTGATTAGAGAAGGAATCACACAAATGATAGATGGGCTACAAAATGTATGGAGAGTAATAAAAGATCCACTTATAAAAGGACTTACAGATTTTTGGGATTATTTAAAACCGTTGATGCTAGAAGCCTGGGATAATCTAGTTAAGTTTGTACAGCCAAAACTAGAAAGTATGTTTAAATCTATGCTAGATAAAGTAAATGATTGGTTAGCTAAAGCATTTCCGATACTAGGATTAGAATCATCAGAAGATAGAACTAAAAGAGAAGGCATAGAACAGACTAGTCAATATAAAGACTTCTTAAAGTCAACTTCTAAACAAAGATTAACCTTGACAGGATTTGAAGATAGATCTCCTAGAGATTTATTTGAAGAATATAAAGACAAAATGGGCAGCAGATATGACGTTGACCAGCGAGGTCGTATGTTAGTAGACCCTAGAAGAGTTGATATGAACCAGGAAAAACGTGCTACAGGCACCTGGGGTATGACCGGTCAGCTTACCGAACCTACTACCACAGTGGCGCAGATCGAAGCTGGCGAAACGGTATTGACTCCAGAACAGCGCAATGCCATGTTGAATGCCATGAACGGCGGCGCAGGAAATAATCTCAACGATACCTTAAATCGCTTAAATAGTATGACCGCACAGATGACTTATACACTACAAGAAATAGCCAAATATTCTAAACAGAATGTTGATGCTACAAAAGCTCTAAACGGTAACTTATTGGCCTAATATCATGTCATGGAAACGTTATTTTTCTCCCGTCAGTAATTCGGGAACCCTAAGCCCAATCAGCGGTAGTGCTGGATTAGGTTCGGGCGTTGGACGAACCAACTATTCAAGTTATCTACCAGATGTTTATACAGGACATCCTAATAGATTAGAACGCTACGGCCAATACGACACTATGGATATGGATAGCGAAGTTAATGCTGCCTTAGATATCCTAGCTGAGTTTTGCTCTCAGATGAACGATGAAAATCGTACACCATTTAGCATTAACTTTAAAGATCAGGCTACTAGTACAGAAATTAAGATTATTAAAAAGTATCTACAGCAGTGGACTAAACTGAATCTATTTGAAAAGCGTATATTTAAAATAGTACGTAACATATTCAAATACGGTGACAGCTTTTTCATACGTGATCCTGAAAATCTCAACTGGTTCTACGTTGATCCTGCTAAAGTTGACAAGATCATTGTTAATGAAAGTGAAGGAAAACAAGCTGAACAGTATGTTATCCGTGATATAAATGTTAACTTTCAGAATCTAACAGTCACACAGATCAATCCAACCAATCAAAATATGACTCCGGGTAACGTAGCCTATGTTACCGGTGGTGGTCAACAACGTGGTATGGTTGGTGGCGCATCGCAGTCCAATGGTGGTAGATTTACGGTCAACCAAAATCAGTGGGCTATTGACTCTAAACATGTAATACATATTAGTCTAAGCGAAGGCCTAGATAATAACTTTCCTTTTGGTAACAGCCTATTAGAAAGCATCTTCAAAGTTTATAAACAAAAAGAACTGTTAGAAGATGCGATCATCATTTATCGTGTCATGCGAGCTCCTGAGCGCAGAGTATTTTATATTGATGTAGGCAATATGCCTCCTCATTTAGCCATGGGTTTTGTAGAACGTGTTAAAAACGAAGTAAATCAAAGACGGCTACCGTCAGTCAGCGGCGGAAGCCAGAGTGTTGTTGACAGCAGTTATAATCCATTAAGCATTACAGAAGACTATTATTTTCCAACAACGGCAGAAGGCAGAGGAAGTAAGATAGATACGCTGCCAGGTGGAACTAACTTGGGAGAAATTGATGACCTTCGATTTTTTACTAATAAGTTGTTTAGGGCTTTGCGCATACCTAGCAGTTACCTTCCTACTGGCCCTGATGATGGTGGCAGTTCTTTCAATGATGGGCGAGTAGGAACTGCCTATATACAAGAATTACGTTTTAACAAGTACTGCGAGCGTCTACAGAGTTTAATGAATGAAACTTTTGATATAGAATTTAAAACTTATATGAATAAGAAGGGGATTAATATTGATCCTAACTTGTTTGATTTAAAGTTTAACCCACCGCAGAATTTTGCCGCTTATAGACAAGCTGAAATGGATGGCTCTAGGGTAGCTACTTTCACGACAATGGCTGGAGTTCCGCATATCAGTAAACGGTTTGCATTGAAACGTTTCTTAGGATTAAGCTCAGAAGAAGTAGCAGAAAACGAAAAACTGTGGAAAGAAGAAAATATTGATACTAAAACTAACCTATCAGCACAAGCAGAGCTACGTAGTGCCGGAGTTACTGGTGCTGGACTTAGTTCCGATATAGATGGTCTAGGTCAAAGCGCAGAACCTCCCGAAGGAATGGAAGGTGCAGATGTACCTGGAGCACCTAGTCCTATGGACACTGGCGGAGCCGGTGATTCTCCAACTGGTGGAATGTAATAAATACTGACATGCTACTATTAGAATTCCTCTATTTTGATCAAGAACACGCCGATCCTACAGAAAATGATCGCTATAATATAGCCAACGATGTTAGTGTAATCAAGAGCAAAGACCTACGTAAAAGTCGTTTAACATTAGGCATGTTGAATGATCTACGCAAAGCAGGTGATGCTAGAGAAAAAGAAACTAAAGAAGATTTAAGCCTAGTCCGTGTAATGTATGCTACTCCAGTAGAAGATGACGGTAGCACAGGGCTTTAATAAACTGATAATATAACTTTTAAATCTATTCAATAAATATTTTAGAGAAAAAGTTAAAAAGATAGAAATATCTGTCAATCGCAGTCAAAAACGGCCGTTTTTGACCTGTTTCACGCACTGTTTTACATTCGACTGTAAATACTCCTGATAGCCTTGCCGATCTAATACAGGAGAACTCGCAATGTCAACAAAGATGCAAAAGCTCTTAGACCTAATTGTAAACGAAGAAACTGAAAAAGCCAACGAGCTTTTCCATGAAATCGTTGTAGAAAGATCTAGAGAAATATATGAAAACTTAATAGCTGAAGAAGAAGAAGAAGAAATGGACGAATCATCTGAAGAAGATGATGAGGAAATGGACGAATCTACAGAAGATGAAGATGAAGACCTTGAAGAAGGGTTTGGAATGGATGATGATGCCGACGACGAACTCGGCGGTGACCCAGCAGACGCAATGGTCGGAGACACCGAAGTTGGTGATGACGACATGGACAGCATGGATCCTATGGGCGGAGAAGATGGTAGCGAACCAGCTACTAAAAACGATGTACAAGACTTAGAAGATGCACTAGCAGAACTAAAAGCTGAATTTGAAGCTCTAATGGGCGGAGAAGGCGGCGACGAAGAGTTCGGCGACGAAGAAGCAGATGATTCTGAAGCAGATGAGTTCGGCGACGAAGAAGCAGATGATGCTGAAAACGATGACGAAGAAGCAGATGACGAAGAAGATGATGAAAATATGGGCATGGTTCGTGAATATCGTGAAACAGTTGGTAACGACTGGGACAAAAATTCACAAAAAGAACAAGGTAAAAACTTAGGTGCCGGTTCTGGTGAAAACTATCCTGCTCCTACTGAAGGCCGTAGTCCAGTAAGTTCCGGAAAAGGCAAGCCAACAACTGGCGCTACTGCTAAGAACATTCTAGGCAATAGTGGTAAAACAGCTGAAGGTACTAACACTGGTACAGCTACAAATGCTGACAAAGGTTCACGTGGTCTAGTCGGTGCTACTAAAGGTGAGTTCACTAAAGGTGTTGAGAAAAACATTGCTAGATCATCTAAAACAGGAATGAAAACAGGTTCCGCTCTAGATAAAGTTAGTGCAGGACATGGAAGTGAGCGTAAAGGTGGTGCTCCAGGCCCGGTAGGTTCTGGAACAGGCGACAAGGCAGGACAAACATCGATTGGTAAGACTTCAAGTCCAATCAACGGTGCTCCTAACCGCAACGCTTAATTAGAGAAATAGATGAAACTAGCTTATCTAAGAGAGCATTTAAGTTTTGACCAAGCTCGGGTAGTTATGGAGTCTGACGATAAAGACGGTAAAAATCTTTATCTAAAAGGCATCGCTATCCAAGGTGGTATTAAAAACGCTAACCAGCGTGTTTATCCTGTAGGCGAAATTACAAATGCTGTTAAAACTTTAAATGACCAAATACAAAATGGTTATAGTGTTCTTGGAGAAGTTGATCATCCAGATGATCTAAAAGTAAATTTAGACCGTGTAAGTCACATGATCACAGATATGTGGATGGACGGTCCAAACGGTTACAGCAAAATGAAAATTTTGCCTACACCAATGGGCAACTTAATTCGTACTATGCTTGAAAGCGGTGTAAAACTTGGCGTAAGTTCTAGAGGCAGCGGCAACGTTGATGATAGAACAGGCGAAGTAGCAGAATTTGAGATTATTACAGTAGATATAGTTGCACAGCCTAGCGCACCAGGAGCATATCCTACACCAGTGTATGAGCATTTAATGAACATGCGTGGTGGAAATCGTGCTCTTAATGTTGCTAAAGAAGTAAAAGAAGATCCAAAGGCCCAAAAATATTTGAAGGAAAATCTCCTTCATATTATTAAAGGTCTAAAATAAGCCCGAGGAGAAAAAGATGTTGGACGCATTCAAACAGTTAGTAGAATCAGGAGCTCTGTCAGAGGAACATACCACTGCCTTAGAGTCTGCTTTTGCTGAGAAAATTCAAGAGAATCGCGACCAAGTCACCGCAGAACTTCGTGAAGAATTTGCCAGTAAGTATGAACACGATAAAGGTGTCATAGTTGAAGCAATCGACAAGATGTTAGGCGAAAGATTGGCCGCAGAAATGGCTGAACTTGCCGAAGATAAGAAAGCACTAGCGGAAGCTAAAGTTGCTTATCAACGCAAGATGGCAAATGATGCTAGAGTAATGGAAGCATTTGTTATTAAACAGCTAGGAAAAGAACTAGGCGAATTCCAAAGTGATCGTAAAAAAGTCGCAGAAAACTTCGCAAAGCTAGAAGGATTTATAGTCCATGCTCTAGCAAAAGAAATCAAAGAGTTTGCCATTGACAAGCAGAGCGTAGTTGAAACGAAAGTTAAACTTGTTCGAGAAGCCAAGACACGCTTTGAAGCAATCAAGAAACAGTTTATACAACGTAGTGCCAAGGTAGTTGAAGCAGCAGTTACAGCTAAGTTAACATCTGAAATCAAGCAGTTGAAAGAAGATATTGATTCGGCTCGCACAAACAACTTTGGTCGTCGTGTATTTGAAGCATTTGCTCAGGAATATGCAGGCAGCTATCTAAACGAAAAATCTGAAACAAGTAAATTGTTAAAGATTATCGCCAAGAAAGATGCAGCACTTGCCGAAGCAAACCATTCACTCACACAAAAAGAAACTATCGTCGAATCTAAAGACCGCGAACTTCGTGTTGCTAGAGATTTGATGGAGCGTCGTGTGGTAATGGGAGAGTTGTTAGCACCGTTAGGCGCTGACAAAAAGAAACTCATGAAAGATTTGTTAGAATCAGTACCAACAAAGAAACTAAATGAGTCTTTTGAGAAATACCTACCAGC